GTTTTGTTGGTTTTGGTAAAGAAGTGACCCAGTTTTCGTTTGATTTTTCTACGTGCTATCGTTTTGGCTTGTCTTGTTTTGCCCTTTGGCACTTGCGTGCTCGCTTTGGTGAAGAAGCCAGTTCGTTTGAGAAAGTGCATTCGATAGTAAAATCTTTTAAAATTCAAGTTTCTAAGGCTAGTGATATTTCTGAGTCTTTAGGTTCATTCCAGGAGTTTGTTCGAGATGCTATTGAGATAGTGAATAATATTTTCGGTTTGAAGTTTGACACATCGTGGTGTCAAGGTGAGACATGGATTGAAATTGAAAACCTAAATAAAAAGTTTTTAGAGTTAAAAGATCAGTATGAAAAGCGACTTAATCTTCATAGCGTGGCATCTCAAATGGTGTCATTAGAGGCATATGGTATGTCTCTCTTAAATAGGTTCAAAGCTGGTGGACCTGCTTATGTTCAATATCGAGATGCGATGATTCGCATTGTCGCACTTAGGGAGGAGCTTGGCAAGCTTGGAGTTTATGGAAACTCTACACGCCAGGAACCTCTCTTCATTCTTGTAGGGGGACAAGCGGGTGTCGGAAAGTCTTCGGCATCTAAAGTGATTCAAGGTGTCCTCATTAAAGAAAGTTGCGGCTCAGAAGCTGTTAGAGAGTTCAATAGGGGGAATTCCGGTCCCTATGTATATGTTCCGGAACAAGAGAGTAAATTCTTAGATGGCTATAATAACCAGGCCATATGCTTGTTGGACGACTTTGCGTCGTCAACAGAAGCCCTGCAAAACTGGGCTAGTAAATTGATTCCGCTTGTAAACTCTCAAGCAATGATGACGCCGCAAGCCTCTTTAGAGAGGAAAGGCGCAGTTTATTTTGATTCTAAGTTTATTTTAGGGACCACTAATGTAACAACATATGCTGGTATTTTACAAAACATGTACTCGAAAGAAGCGGTTACACGCCGTATGCATGTGACCATTAAATGTAGGGTTAAACCAGAATTTTCAAAGCCCTCTATCACGGGAGCGGAGCCTACTCTTGATGAGCAGGCAACGGAG